CAATTGGAATTATTAGGAATAGATCAAAGTTATTTTACTAATAAAATAAAAGCTAGAAATTGGTATCAATCTACAAAAGAAGTTTTAGAAGCTTCTGAACATCCTAATGTAGAAAAAGCAATGAAACGACTTGAAAGATTGTATAAAGGAATGAAATAAGAGCAGTTAATTTAACTGGAGAAAATAACAAGCCTGCTCGAACTTGTTGAATGTGGGTTCAAGTCCCACACTGCTCTCCAGCAAATAATGAAAGGATAATATTATGAAAAGTAGAGAATATATAGAAAATAAAATAAAACAATTAGAAGATTTAAGAAGTGAGCTTTTAAAAGAATATCAAGAAAAATTAGATGCTGGTAATAATGATGAAGTCCTTTGGCAATATATAAGCAATAAAAATATTGAAATTTGGACTTTAAAAGATATTTTAAACGATTAATTGGAGGCTTAAATATGTATATTAAAAATAGAGAAAAACTAGAAAAAGCATTGGCTAACTTAATAAAAGAAATGATAAACCAAGAAATGATTGATGAAAATAAAAAAGAAGTAGCTGATCAATTATCAGCTGCAAGAGAATATGAAATAAGACAAATTTGTGAAGAAGTTGCTCTACAATATTCACTAATTAAAAAACCAATTTATTAAAAAACTTAAAGAATTAAGAATAATCTAAGGTTAGTCCTTAGATAGATGGCTATAAATAATTACTATTTGTAGCTACCTATATAAAGACTAAAAATATTACAAGGAGTTGAAAACTATGTTTTTAAATGGATTACCACCATAAGATAATGCTTCTTGGACATTGGCAATTGAATATTTCTTTACAGTATTTTATAGAGGAGGGAATTGTTCTATGAAATGATTGTTTTTATTCCCTTTTCTATAAAATATTATAAAAAGCTATTAAAATTTTTAAAAATACAGGAGGTAACCAAATGATAGATTTTGATTTTTTTGATAAGTATTTAGCTTCTAAAGATGAAGGGTTTATTGATTATACAGATAGAATAACTATTGAAGCTATAAACTATTTTAGAAGTAAAAAAAGAATGGAATGGGAGAGTTTGTTTAAAAAGGTTTATGATACTAAAAATCCTAATCCTTTCACAGTTGAAGTTATTTGTAATGAATGTAAAGAAATCAAAGAAGTTAAAATGGCAAAAACAGTATTATTTAAATATATTTCTGATAATCGTTATATATGTCAAGAGTGTGAAAAAGCTAGAAAAGAAAAAGCTAAAAATGAAACTGAGATATTTGATAAAAGTAAATATACAGAAAGTTATATAGCAAGTTATTTGAATCCAGATAATTCTTGGAAAGAAGGAGTAAATATAAATGAAAAGATGCACTATATCTCTGATTTTCGTATATTAGATGATATTGTTTGGAGATATATAAATTCAATGGACTATCATACTTTTTTAAAAACACCATATTGGAAAGCTATTGCTGAAAAAGTTAAATCAAGAGCAAAATATAAATGTGAATTATGTTACAGTTCAAATAATTTAGTAACACATCATAAAACATATAAAAGACATGGGTATGAGCATTTATATTGGAGAGAAGATTTAATTTGTTTATGTGATAAATGCCATGAAAAATTTCATTTTGAATAGGAGGAAATATGGCAAAGTTTAGACAAATACAAACTAGCTTCTGGAGTAATACTTACATCCAAGAAGAAATGACAGCAGAAGATAAATACTTCTATTTATATTTAATGACAAATGAATTTACAACACAAATTGGGATCTATTCTATAACTAAAAAGCAAATGGCTTTTGATTTAGGATATTCTATTGAGTCTGTGAGTGCTCTATTACAAAGATTTGAAACATATCACAAGCTAATAAAATATGATGTTGATTCAAGAGAACTTATATTATTGAAATGGGCTGAGAATAATCTAAATATTGGTGGAAAGCCAGTGCAAGATTTGATAAAAAAGGAAATTGAGCAGGTTAAAAATAAAGAATTTTTAACTTTAATGTATTCTAGTTGTCCTGAGAATTCTTTGAAAAATTTTATAGAACTTTTAATTTATAAAAATAACGATTCGTATAACGATTCAGTTAACGAGTCGTCAGACGGATCGTTAATAAATTTATCTAATTTTAAAAAAAATAAAAAAACTAATAATCTCAATAATTTTTACGCGTCGTCAGACGCATCGTTTAACGATACGGGGGCAATAAATAATAAAGAAGAAATAATAAATAATAATCATGATCATAATAATATAAATAATAATATTTATGATGATTTAAAAAAAATAAAACAATGGTTCAAAGAAAATAAAATTGATTTTTCTAAAAAGCATGAAGATAAAATAATTGAGTTATTAAAAAATAATTCAATAGACTATCTCTTAAATCTCTTCCAGGAGCAAATAGATATCCTAAAAAATAAAAAGGATGTTAAAAATATTGCTGCTGTATTCTCAAATCATCTTTTCAAAGGAACAACTGAAGTTAATACTAAAGAGATTGAAATGAGAGAAGCTGAGCAAGAAAAAATAAAAAATGAACAAAGAAAGGAGTATAAAGGAAATGATAAAGCTATGGAAGTTTTTAAAAGTTTATCTACAGAGCAGCAGTTGAAAATTGAAGATGAAATTATAGAAGAATTTAAAAATCCTGCTCTCAGAGAAATTAAAAAAAATACAGAAGTAGTCTTTTATTTAATGATTTCTCAAAAAATAAAAGAAAAAATAACTGAATTAGGATTGCTAAGTGCCTAAAAGGAGAATAAATGGGAGAAACTGTAAAAATAAATATGCCTTTTGATAAATGGTGTAAATTACAAAAAGACTTTGAAAGAGTAAATTCTAAGCTTCCAGAGAATGAAAAATTAGATTTTGAAAAATATAAGTACTGTGTAGATTGGGGTAGATTATCTTTTGATTTGCATGGTGTAGAAATGGGAGCATTTAAAAAACTAAGAGAACCTGAATTTTATAACAAGAAAGGAGAAAATTATTAAATGATATTACATGGAAAATTTTACAGCATTACAACAGGAGGAGTATATAAGGCTTTGAATGTTGATTTCAAAGAAAGAAAAATAAAAGGAACAAATAAACAAGCTGGTGAACAAGAATTTAATTTTTCAGATGTTATTTGGCTAGAAAGTACAGGTATAAAAATAAATAAAAACTATATTTATACAGATGATTATGTACTAGCTGTTAAAGATCATAATGTTATTGCTTGTGGAGTTGTAAAGAAGAGAGCAGATGGAAGTTATGCAATAGTTAATAAAAATCAAGGTATAGTAAATCCACTTTTACAGCTTCAGTTCGATGGAGCAAAATTAATAAACTTACAAAATCATAAAATTTATTTTGCTAAAAAAAATCAAAAATAGGAGGATATTATGGGAATTATTCTTGTTAAAAATAATAAAGGTGGAGTAGGTAAAACTTATATAACTTTACAATTAGCTGCTTATAAAGCTTTTATAAAAAATAAAAAAACTTTGATCCTTACCAGCGATTCCCAAAATGATATTTTAAAATTTGCAGGTATTAAAGTTGATGATACTAGCAAAGCTGGACTTGAAGATTTCATTGAAGGTAAAAGTTATAAAATTAAGAAATTAAGAGATAATCTTTACTTCTTACATTTACAAGGATATAAGATTAAGAATTCTTTTAATGAGTCTTTTAAGAAAGCTATAAATATTTTGAAAGAGGAATTTGACTATATTGTTATTGATGGTTCTCCAGTAATGGGATTAGATAATTTATTTATAGAAATTGCAGAACATATAGTCATTCCAACTTTCTTAGATAGTATTACAACTCATTCTGTTTTAAGTATGTTAAAAAAAGTAGATTTAAATAAAGTAAAAGCCATTGTTCCAAACAGAATTGGAAGAACAAAGTTAGAAAAAGAATACTATGACTTTTTAAATAAAAAATTAAGTATCCAAGGAATTCATTTAAGTTTTCCTATTCCACAACTTAGCCTAATTTCTAAATTAATAGATAATGAAACATTATTATGGGAGAGTAAAGCTCAAAAACTAGATTATATAAAAGGCATTTTTATAAGTATTTGGAAGGAGATAGACAATGAATAAAAATTTAGAAAATGATTTTAATGAAGTTATAGCTTCTAAATCCGAAATAAAAGAGTTTAACTTCGCTAGTTACGAATTAAATGATGTTGAAATAGCCACTATATCAGAACAAGAAAAGATATTTATGAATACATATAAAAAATATAAAAATAATTTATTTGAAATGTGTTCTTCTTTAGCTGTAATAGAAAAAACTTTAAAACCTACCAACTCATTTATGGCTTGGTATGAATCTAAAGGACTTACAAAAGATGCTGTTTCAGTTTATTTAAAAAGATGGAATTTGTATTTAGAGTTTCAAAACTATAAAGATAAAATTTTTGCTTATTCAGATCAAGCTATAAAGATTTTAACAAATAAAGAACTCCAATATGAAGAAGTACTAGGTATTTTAGAAAACGATGTTTACAAAGTTAAAGAAATTAGAAAGCAGCTTCTCCCAGCTATAGAAAAAAATAAAATGGAATTTCTTCCAGCTGGTCAAAAATATTTTAATTTTAATAAAATTAAAAAAATGGAAAAAAGAGTTAAAAAATTAAAAGATGAAGAAAAAGAAGAATATAAAAGAGAACTTACAGAATATGTAAAAAAATTGCAACAACTAATGGAGGACCTATGAGTAATGAGAATCAAAATAATTTAATCAATAAAGAAGATTTAATAAAAAAAGCTAAAGAAACTATAGATTATAATAACTCTCTTGTGGATGATGATGCAGCAGTTGCTATGCTTGGAATTTCAAGGATTGTTAATTTAAAGAATGAAATAGAAGAACTTAAAGTTTTCATAAAGGTTTTAAATAGATTAGCTTAAAAAAAGACTTTATTATTTTGCACTGCAAATGACTTGCTCGTGTTAATAAAGCCCTGGACAGTTTTATTTTACAGTAAGTTATTTGTAGTGTCAATACATTTAGGAGAATAAGATGTTAAAAATAAGAAAAATAGAAAAGATAAAAGATAAATTTGGAATATTTAAAAAGAAAGTAAGTAGACCAATTCTATATAAAGAAATTTATGGAATAAATCAGTTAAGTGCTTGTAATAGAAATAGTTCATATTCAAGCTGGGACTTCACTGGAACAATAAATGAAGTTAATGAATATGAAAAGAGATGGTGTAGTAAAGGATCAAATGGTTTTGACTTTATAGGAGTAGAAGTTTTAAAAGGCTTCCAAGGTCAGTCAAAGTATTATGGTTGGATGTAAAGGAGAAATAATGTCACTAAACATAAAAAAAGTTGGAGAATATTTTTACTTAGTTAATGGGGAATATACTGCAAGTAGTTTTAATGAAGCTATTGTAATAGCTTATGAAAATAAAGAAAAAATAAAAAATTTTGAAGTGGAATATGCGGAAACTACTTTTTGGAAAAAAATTAAAAATAAACTTAACTTTCCGTTTCTTTTATTGGAAAGCTGGATGTGATCTTATGGATATACTTAAATTAGCTTTAGCTGTTCTTATGGCTGAGAAAGGTGTTGTTGAAAATGAGAAAAGCGAAGAAAACAGAGAAGAGAGAAATCAAGATAAATGAAAAAAAAGAAATAAAGGTTACTAAAAAACCAACTGATGAAAAGTTAGAATCAGCTTTACTTGCAACAATTATTCTTAATATCTCTAGGACTTGTACAAATCATAAAAGTGTATGGGATAAAGAATTAAAAGAAAATGATGGTATTATCCCATTCCAAAAATATATGGAAATATGTAAGGTTCGTGCTTCTGCAGATAAGATATATGAAAAATACTTTGAACCTACAGATGACGATATAGAAGATGATGTAAGAGGTAATTTCTTTTATACAGAAGTTATAGGAAAACAAGCAATGAAATGCCTTTCAGGTATAAATGAAACTCCAATTTTAACACCTGATGATGTTTCTCAAAAGCTTCCAGTAGGCTTTATGGGAACTCTGTGTTCATGGGCAAGAATGGTTAAAGATTTAGATACTGCAAAAATGAAAGGTGCTGCTAGAAGATTAGGAATAAGTGAAAAAGAATTAAATAAAATCTTTAACTTTTCAGATAAATATATGGCATGGGTATATGAAGA